TGACACACCCTGGCTTATGGGGCCTTAAAACCCATACCCTTTTCACACCTTGTGAGTAACTGGCGTTCATATAAACGTAAAATATAAGGGATTACCCAAATCCCCTAAAACAGATGCATATCTGTAATGAAAGAAATATGTAGCTCGCGAGCTTTACACGCGCCCATTCTGAAATATTGATACTGTCGATCTAATATTTTGTAATCATTTAAATTTGATAAATGGAAGACTACAAAACACAGCATATGAATCTTAATAAGTTAATCATACACTTTGGCTGTAACTTAATTGTTGCAAGCACTCTTCATACAAATATTGCCTTTTAAATAAGGTTAAATAGACCCGCTTTGATTTGCCGACTACTACATACTTGCACCAACAGGTTGTTAGTAGTACGTAGAGATATAGCCGTAAAACTATTTATATTTATCTTGTATAAGTTTATAAACAAAACGTATGGGACCGAAAACATTCGCCGCGCCGTTAAATATGTCTAAATGTGGCAGAACTCTTGGTTTGGTAACCAAGATCTCGAAAGAGAATACAATGTTTCTCAATAACATTTCAAAAATTGTAGCCAGTGTGGTACAAGAAAGTACACCCCAGTCAGCTATCAATATGCAAGGAATTTCAGAATTCCCTGCGATGGCTTTGAATTTTAGTCAGAAAGTTACTAAAGATATAACTAAGCTTATAGAAGACATTTTGTTAGCTTGTGTTATTTTTATGCGAGACAAGACTTGTCTTTCATTAACTTTAGCAGTCGCATCCTTTGTTAAATTTAGAAATGGTGATGATCCATTATTTTCATCTACTTTATTTCTTAAATTAGCAAACAAGTGTAAATCCCTCTTTAATATGGATATTACTAAGACTGATGATCCCGACCTTTTACACCTTGATACACATGATATTGATGATTGGAACTTCGAAAGTCCTTCTATTAATACTTTTGATGTTCAAGGTTTTGGAGACTATCTAAAACAAGCTAGAAGTGGTTTTGATAAAATAGATGAAGTTAATAATTCACCTATTTTGGATAAACTCAGAATTTTTGGCCAGTTTGCACTTGCACATTCTCTATTTAACGCACTTGGAGTGAGTTATGAGAATTTTAACTATTCAGCCGTGGAGGCTGAATTGAATACCCGCAAGTTTGGAAATAAGTATGAAATGTTTGTCTGTTTAGCAGATACAGCATTATTTATGTGTGAACGTGGACATCAGGTTGCTGTTACAGGCACTCTCGATGCACTTTATCATAGTGAAAGTACTTATTTAGAATATTTTACTAAAGTCTGTGATCTTAAGCGTATTGCGCTTAA